GTACCATTAGCAAAACGTGCAAAATCAGAGATTTGTGTACGTAAGTTAGTATCAGCAACAAGAGTTAAGTTCTGTGTAGAACCGATTTGCTCATATACTGAACGGATAAGTGTGTTCAACTGAGTTTCAGTAAGATCAGCACCTGCTGTGCTAACTGAACCTGCTGGTGTACGATAGTCTGAAGGTACGTCTGAATCTGATCCACCAATCCAACGGCCTAAGCCACGGAGTTTGTAAGGTGTACCAGCTCCATCTTCTGCACTACGATCGTTATCTGATAGTAATGTTTTCTCGATGTCACGTTTGATTTCACGAATAGCTTTAGCTTCTGCTTGGGCAACCTTAGCTGGTCCAACGGAATCAACTGCTTCTTGTAAATCAGAGACCATGTAATCTCTACGGAACTTTTGTACGTAATTACCAAGACGTGCACGAGATGCAAACTTGTCTGTAAATGCTGTGACATCAGCTCCTTCACTGATTCCTGTTGATACAGGATCAGCCAACTTGTCTACTGTCCACTCAACAAAAGTACTTGATGCTTTTGTTTTAGAGGCAGAAGATAGGACTGGAGTTTCTTCAGGTGCAAGGATTGTTAGGACATCCGTCAAATCCTCACGGTTAGAAACTGCAGACCCTGGACCCGTTAAAGGGGTTTTTGTGGGTGTAAAACTGTCTGAAAATGACATAATTTTTTCTTTCTAATTATTTGTTATTGTGATTTTTGTATGGTTCTGAGAGCAACGAAATCATTGATACTACCTGATGATTTGAAACGTTCTGATACTTCTTTCTGTGCTACGGACTTGTTAGATACTTTTCTTTCTGGTCTTGCTGCTGATCCTGTTCTAGCAGGAGGAGGCTTGATGCCAGTTTTTGCAACAATAGGATTAGTGTCCGTTATAGTTCTACGTCCGTACATACTGTTAGCTGCATGAGCTAATAAGTACGGCATTTGAGAACTTAACTCTGGAGCAGTCTTAGATAATTCTGCAACTCGTTTGTCACTAATCATAGCATGGTAACGTTTTGCAGTAGGATTATTTTTATCTTTCATCCAATCAAACTCTTGTATAGCTTTTCTTTGAAATGCTTTAGTATTATTTTCTATAGCAACACCTTTCTGCAACTCTTGTGCTTGTGCTGGTACAAATTTATTTACTACATCTCTAGATTGTCTAAGTGTTTTCTTGATTTCGGACTTTGTATATTCCTTGCCATCTAAGTCTGCAATTACATCGTGAGCTTTATAATCTTCGTGATCATCAAGTAAAGCTTCTGCCCACTCAATTACTTCACGAGCTGACTCATGATGCTGTTGTAGTTTAACTGGATCTTTTATATCCTTAAGAGGATTGTCTTTAACTACTGGTACTTTCTCTTTTTCTTTTTTCAAAGACTGAAGTTCTTGTTCCATACGTTGCATACGTTCCTCTGCTTGTTTTCTTCTTGCAGTTAATTCACCAAATCTAGCAACTGCTTTAGTTCCTAGCTTTTGACTAATATCTTTTAGTTCGGATTCAGACATATTGTCTAAATCAACATTTGAAAGAACATCTGTAGAATTACTTTCGGAAGTTTCCTTGTTGCTGCTCTCGGCCACACCTTGTACTTCTTCTGTAGGTTGTTCTACTTCTTGTGAACGTCTGTTAATAAAATCAGACGGTGATATGTTTTCCACTGAATTTTGTTCTGGCTCAGAGTTACCAGTAATGTTTTCGTTATTCATAATTTGTCCACTCCTTTACGGCTGGAGAGATGCCGATAAAAGTATTATAACACTGACTACAAGTGACCCTTTAGTCTTTCCATGTGACGTAATTGTAATCCATTCCAGTCTGTCATCTGTAGTATCTGATCATAGCATAAAATCATACCAGAGATCTGTTGTAGTTGTTCGGTATCAGCTTTGTGCAAAGAAGATATAGCTTCTTCCCTTAACGTATAGATAGTTTCTACAAATCGTGCAAACGATTCATGCTGGTGTAATGTTTTTATATCTTCTTCGTACGTCATTCTTGTTTCATGTTCTGTGTGTTAACTTGTCCCATTTGTGCAGGAGCTGTACCTATTCTACCTATTTGTGCATTCTGTTGTTGTTGCATCTGGAATTGGTACTGACCTATATACTTCTGTATACGTTGTGCAAATGCTTGGTCAGTCTGTGCCTTTTGTTGTATATCAGGTTGTTGTAAGTATGCTTGTACCATTTGCACTGCTACTTGTGCTCCTGTAGGACGTGCTGGCATTTCAATACCTGCATATATCTTAGCAAGATCATCTGTTACATCCTTCTGTATTTGTTCCTGTGCATCTTCTACTGGTTGTAATATAGAGTCAGCAAGTACTGGATCCACTGCATTAGCCATAGTATCTAGCAAAGCAGTCATATTAATACGGCCACCTTGATCCAACTGTGTTAAATTAACAATTTGCTGCAGTTTTGTTTCTTGCATTTCTTTATCTGTATTAAGTACATCGTAGTTAATCATTATGTCGTACTCTTCGTTAGGATTACCTTTTGAAAAATTAACTGGATCTGGTGCACCCGTAACTCTAAAGAATATACTGTCAGGTCCAAAACGTTGAAAACATTTAAAACATTGCTTTAGTACTTCAGCATTGTGCTGTAGGTACTTGTCCACTAAAAATTGTTTACGTACTACACTATTTGGATCTTCGTCTAACCCAACGAGTCTATCTGCTTGTTGTAACATAGTGCCTTCCATTTCGACAGAACCCTCGTTGTATCTTGGGAAGTCTGCAAAGTGATAATCATCCTTACGTCTGTAAGGTATACGTCTACCTGGACCCCAGTCACTAGGTGCCTGTCCAATAGGATGTAGCAACGGTGGCATAGTAGCTATGCTATTCCTGTCTATTCTTGAGTCTCTTTCTACTTTAACTTGATTTTGTAAGCCACGTAATAGATCAGGAATAGTCATAGTATCATAAAGACGTTTACTATCTTCAGATAACTTGGTTACAACTACGGGGTAATCCTCGTATCCATTTAATAATTCAAACTTAGCATATCCTTGTATGTCATCTTTTCCATCAAATTCTTTGTGAAATATAGTTTCGTATATACCTTCGGATCCATCCTCTGGATCTACTAATCTTTGGTATCCGTGCACTAACTCAACTAACTCATTAGCTTCGTATGCATTGTCAGTAAGCCTAGAACTTCTACGTCCTTCTTGTTCAGTTTCTATAGAATCTATATTTATACCTTTGTATCTTTCACACACGTAATCTACAAAATCTTTATCCCAATCCTCTGTAACTATTTTATTTTGTAACTCCTGTGTAGTGTAATACGTTTTCCAAAAACAATACGGTGCACGTTGTGGATCCGTTACGTAAGATGGAAAAAAGAAATCTCCATCGGGTGCAAGTGTCTTAACGTCTGGGCAGTTGATTTGTCTACGTACCATTGGTACCTCTGCTTCTCCAAACTCTCTTAGGTCAGATAATGCTTTTTCTGCACGTCTTTCATTAACTCCAGGCATTACTTGGATCATAATAGATATAATCTCATCATCGTTTGCCCCAGCACTAATAGATTCTACCATCTCAGGTGAGATCTGTGCCATTTGATTTAGGTCTAGTTTCTGTAAAAAGGTACGATCTTCTCTTAACCAGCCCACGTATGTAATTAATAAACCACGTTCTAATAAATAATTAGCACCTAGTTCCATTTCTTTTTTAAATCTAGGAATATATCCAGAGGATACCATCCACTTTAAAAAGTTAGTTACCATCTTTGCACGTGGTATATCATCTACATTTACAGGAAATGCTTTAACGTTGGAACGATTTAATGCATTTACAAATAAACTTACTAACCGTGTGATACGTTCATCTATAACATGAGATTCTACATCTGAAGCTCCCTCCCAAGGGAATGCATCGGCTCCGTGCTTACGATGGTCTCTGCTTTTGCCATTCCAAAAGTTACGTCTCTCATCGTATGAAGTACGACACAGATCAAAGTAGGATTCAAGCTCCATGACCGTTTGATCGTAGGCATATCGTAGTGTAGAAACATCGGGGCTATTGCTCCTGTATGTTAGGGCTTCAGAAATATTTTCGTTTTCCATTTTGTTTTGTTATATTGTAACAGATAGATCAAGACATCTTGCTAGGTCTGTACTCATATGTGGGCTCATCAGACTTGTTATTAGCTTCTACGTGTATCACTTTTCCTAGTAGTCCACGTGAAAAACGTAAAGGTACCTTGACTGGTACTTTCTTTCCTAACTCCCTTATATGTGTCATAACATAACTTGGGTTAGGTGCAAGTTGCATTACCTTACCTCTGTATAATATATTTATTGGTATCATTTCTTCAAAAATTCCTTGGCCGTCATCATTGATCCAAGTGTTCTTTCCTTTACCTGTTACCATTTCTTCTGCTAAGTTGTTAGATACAAAATCTTGAGCTTCCTCAAAATCAATTTCGTACTCTTCTGCTATTTCAGTTAATTTCTTTTTTGACATTAATATCCTCCAGTTGATTTGTTGCTGGCCTCTAGTTGGTATGAAGTAACGTGGTCGGGGCCATCTCCACTGTTACTCATTCTCAGGTATCTTATTACATCAAAGAAGTCTTTTAGGGCTTCGTCTGATTTACCTTGAGAGTTGTAGTTTATTAATGAGTCAATTAAATTTCCACAGTCCTTGTGTATAAAACACCTGGGCTTGTTTGCTTGGTCCACTGGTTCGTTTGGATTATACGAAAACCACTCGTCTAGGGCATTTATTCCTATTTCTTCCATTCTACCGTCTGACGGAACAAAATGCATTCCGTAATCTCCAAACGATTTAAACAGGTCATCATTGTTTTCGTTTTCTTTTGCAAAGAATCTAGAGTCTCCAATACGTTCAAATACATTTACACCTAGTTCTTCTTCTATATCTTTGAATAGATTTACGTAACCCTCTACGTTGTACCCTATTTTCTTCGAGGCAGGTCCTTGCCTCCATTTGGGATCCCCGAAAATTGCCCACTCTCCGTAGGTCGGACGGTCGGGCCACTCTCTCATTATGTAGACATCTCCTCTTGCATTGACTGCAGCCCACAGTGCTGTGTAGTTTCTGGCACCAGCAGGGTCAACCACTTGGTATATGCTGTACTGCATAGGGTTCTCTGCTATGTTAGGGAAGGTCATATCGTATTTGTTTGGTACATCCGATAATACATTGACCTCTGTGTTGAACAAAGGTAACAACGAGGTCATGGACTTCACTGGTACACCGTATGCACGGACCAGTATCTCCTCTTCGGGTCTACCTTTAAGGTCTTTAGCTATACGACTGTAACCCCCGAACGGGTTCTCGTCTGAATGTAGGTAACAAATCTGGGCATCTCTGGACGTACTGTACTGCCGAATCGGCACCTCTTTGTCATTTAATAACTTTGCTGGCCTGGTTTCTAGTGTTTCTGAACCCTTAAGGAACTCAGAGATAAACGGTGTGTATCCGTCAATTGGGGTGAATCCAATGACCATCTTAGCATTTCTAGTGGCTAAACGGAAACGTAACGTGTTAACAAGGGCTGCATCCCCTAGGTACTCGTCAAGCCAGGCACCTAGGTTGAGTCCACTAGAGTCCTTGAATCCGAACTCAAATCCCTCCAGGATTGTTTGATTGTTACTAAATTGTGTATAAGTCTTGAAGTCTACCCGTGTTCTCGTATCTGGGAAGATAAAGCTCTGGCCCGTGAATCCATTCTGCATAGAGAAGTTAATGTACCCCTCTATACTCTTGGTCTTACGTTTGAACTCTTTCGGCATCATCTCCCAGATTGCTGCTTGCTGGATCTTAACAGAGGTGTCCTGATTCTGGCTGAAGCAAACTATGTGTCCGTCATTAGATTGTGTCACGGCTTCCATGACCATCTTTGCACACCCTGTGGTTTTGCCCGATCTGTTACCTCCAAGTACTAGGCACTCGTTGTTTTCCATA